AGATAAGATCGGGGTCAAAACTTCCGAACCCATCAAACATATACAAATTCCAATTAGCAATGGAATTATTGAAAGCTTCTTTAAGCTCATCTTCAGTGTGTTCTCCAATAGCTAAGTTTTTTCCAACAGCTGTGGACATCAGTCCAAGTGCTGTTCTCCTATTGCTTGCTTCAAGCTCCAAGATCCCAACTGTTTCCCCCTTCTGGAGTAAGTCAGTTGCAATGTGACGCATGATTGATGTTTTTCCGGCTCCAGTGCCCGCAGTAAATGTAGTAAGTTCTCCGTACCTGATCCCGTGTAGTTTCTTGTTAAGTCCTTCAAAGGGGTATTCATGGTCAAATGGTGGTTGCGGTGTCGTAACTGTCTTGAGGAGCGACTTGCCATCGACGATGCCATCAGGTCTAAAGGGTTTAGCGTCCCATATAGCCTTTCGAATCGCTTCAGCATCGTTAGCTTGTAACGCCTCTGAGGGGTCTTTAAAGCCCTCAAGGCGAGCGATGGATACCTTGCCAGGCGGTAATACTGATGCCGCCTCTTCAGCCGCCTTACGCCCTGCGTCATCTCCATCGAAGAATAATACAATCTCTTCATAACCTTGGAACAATGGGATTTGTTTTTGTATATCTTTCTTCGCACTAGCAGCACCATGTGGTAAGGAAACCATAGGCCATCCTGGCATAGCTTCGTAACAAGATGCTGCATCTAGTTCACCTTCAGTAACAACAATACGTTTACCAGTATTAGGAAACTTATGCTGAGCGAATAAGGTATCAGTGGAAACTCCTTCATAGCGAAAGTCTTTCTTTTTTGTTTTGGTTTTAACACCTAATAATATACCTGATTCATCATGGTAAGGGAATCGTAACACGTCCCCGTCCCTGTAGATTTGGAAGAACTGATTAGTCTTCTCAGATATATTTCTTTTATGCAACCGTTCGGCTGAGCCAGTGAGGTGTACAGTTTTAGTCATTCTTTGACTGTGAATAACATCATTGTCGCCTGTTCTTTCGTGACAGACAAAGCAGTAGGTGTGCCCATCAGAGTACAATGAATTACCATCTGATGAGCCACAATTGCCGCAAGGCATGTGCCTTACGAACTCGTTAGTTAGATCAACCATTCGAGTGGAATATTATGGTATGCAGTCCATGGTATGTCGTGTTTGTCACACCATTTAGCATACGTTGTTTTACTTTTCTTACTTATCTTATTGAATGGAGATTGAAACACCATTCTTAAATCTATGTCTGGATTAGCTCGCTTGACTGCCAATACCTTACGCCGATCTGCTGCGTCCCAGTATCCTTTTGTTTCCAAGTAGACATAGTTAGGCAAAAGAAAATCGGGAGTGTAATTATGCTCGATAGTATAAGAGAGTTTCTCAGATTCATATTGATATGATACACCTAGTCCTTCAAGAAGATCAGCGACCTTCTCTTCAAGACCAGATCTAAATTTAATAGGTTTCTTATTCTTTAACTTATCATAGGCTTGTTGTGCCCATTCAAGTGATTCTTCTTTAGAAGTCTTCTTCTTCGTCATTAGTGGTGGTAGGTGTTACGTTAGGATCACCAGTCTTAAAGCCTGATGTAGTACCGAATAGTTCAGCTACCGCATCTGCATCTAAGTCACCAGTGTCAACGCCAGCCTCACCTTTTACTGAGACAACCTGTACACCAACCAACTTAAGAGAACTACCATAGGTAACTCCATCTCGGAGGATATAAGGCTTCTGATAGAAACCCAGCTTGACCGTAGACCCTGCATATAATGGTGTTTTAACATCGGTTACAGGCACTCCTTCTGTGTCTACTACAGGTGGTCGTTTATCTTCTGACCACGAGAACTTTATTTTATATTGTCCTTCACTAACTTCTTCCCAAGGTTCTGGCTTGAGAGTACTACGCTTAGGGTTCTTGAGCTTGGACTCAGCCCACTTAAGGACTTCAGACCTTTCATTTTCTAGCTTGTCGATAGTATTACTATCAACTATAGCCGATAAGGAATAACCAAACTTACTAGGAGCTAGTACTGCTTGGAATCCTTCTAGTGTTACTGGTTTGTCAGTTGTATGTATAGTTCTAGCCATTGTCGGTTGACTCCTTAGCAGGAGCAAGCTCTTTAACTAGAGTTGCACGATAAGCATTGAGTTCTTCAATCTTAGCGTCTACATCTTTTAATTTACGTTGCTTCATCTCTCTTTCAGCAGCTTGTAATCTCTCTTCAGAGACCACTACTATTGTAGGAGGTGAGAAGAAGCTATCAAATGGTGAATACATTAACAGAAAAAATAAGTTGAGTCAATCACTTCGGAGGGTTCTAAGTCTCCTATGATCGGTGGCGGTGTTTCAGCTCCTATGTGTTGAGCGAAACGGGTTAAATATTCATGTTCAGCGAATAGGTGCATGTATGTTTCCCTGACTATATTAGACAGTTCATCCATATCACTTGCACGACATAATACTGAATCATGTATTAGAGCAATTGGGTTATTGAATTTAGTTGCAGCCATGTGTAATAGACTAGCATCTAGTGAATGAATAAGATTAGGTGCAGTAGCATTCTTATGATGCATAAGATCTACTTCATCCTTGTCACCTAATTTAGCCCAAACCTTACATTTACCTAACAAACGTAGGTGAATATACTTACAATCTGGTTTCATTAAACGTTGTACAACTCGAAATCCAGATGGTGTTGTCCAATGAATTTCTTTATCTCCACGTTTAATAGCTTTGGTGACTTCATCTTCTATCCATTTCATAACCTTCATCGGACCTGGAAACTCTTTATTCATAGCTTCTCTAACTGCATTAACAACTACAGTTAAGTCCTCATTCTCTATCTCTATACCTTTCTCTTTTAGTGCGTCCCTGATGTAAGAACGATTTGAGTAAGGTTTAGCATTGTAGGGTATGGTCATGACGGTACGTTTGACCGACTTCCTATCCCATGCTTTATGTAAATATTCAGGTATATGAGGCTTAGCAGCCTCTGCAACCCTTGCATATGCGTCTTGTGGTTCAGCAGAAGGCAACACATTGACGAGTTGTGCTGTGCTCTGGTCCTTAGCTAATCCAGCTAAGATCTGTAAACCACTACATGTAGCATCTATAGCTACAGGTAAACCAGTCGTACTTCTTGACTGTGAAATAACACATGAATAATACTCTTCACATGCTGCTAAAAATTGAAACGGTTCGTCTGTCTTTTCCCAAGACCCAATATTATCTATAGGATCTTTAACTATTCTAGTTATTAGTGAATGATTATCTCTTGTCCACTTCTTACGCTTCTCAATAGTCTCTTTATCTAGACCATATGTAGTAGCTACTTGAAAAGCTAACCACTCCTCATTTATCTCACCTTCATCAGCAAATCTAATTAGACTTTTTCCAAAGTCAGAGTCTTGAGGTGTTAGAAAGGAGGGAATAGGGTATGTTCTACCTCGGTAATCGAAAGACCACGGAATATAATATCTATCTCTTTCTTTAAATTCACGAAGAGCATTCATTGTCATACGTGTTCTGCATGATTTTCTGAACTCTTGGTTCCGTTTATCGTGAACTTGTGCAGCTAACCTTTTATAGGTTTGCTTAGCATCCGGGTTTGTTTCTATATCAACAGGTTTATTCGGTAGTGGGTGTTCTATTATCGGTCTGAACTTACCAACCGCTATTCCTTTTTCATCTAAGGTCTCAGCGACCTTGACAATGAAGGGGTTTAACCTGTACCCAACCTTCTGAATCTTATTCAAAAAGGTTAAAGGTGTTCTCCCCTGTATACTTAGAGGCAGGGTACGACGGACTAGTTTGTGACATTTTGTTAAGGCATTTAGGTAATAACCACCAGATTCAGTGTTACTCCAATCCTGTGGTTCTACGAGCATAGGCAATGTTAAAGGACTGAATAGTTCAGCAAAATTTAAGATTTCATCCTTGTTTTTATAGAACTCAGGGGTTGGTACAATAATAGTTTCTTTAGATTTCCTACGATAGATAGTTTCTTTAGTAAACCATTTAGTTGCATCACATATCACATCAGCATACCATGCACCAACCTTGATATCAATTGCTCGTCCCCATGATTCCCATTTCTTTATATCATATCTATTGATAACAGTTTGTATCGCTGTTAAGCGTTGCTCTGTGCCTTTAGATTCATGCCAATATCTTTCCTTTAAGATGTGTAAGAGTGCTGGTGCTTCAGTCTCATAATGTCTCATCTGCGCTTCTGCTTCTATACCGCTACCAATAGCGTCACTTACTTCAGTAATTAAACTATCACCTTTTTTAAATGAGAAAACTTTATCGAAAAACCGTTTTACTGCTATTGCTGCGCTTGACTGTGAATCTAATATCATTACATGACTTTCAAGTAAGTGTCTATTCACACCATTCAAGCCAAAACTCTTTCTCTCTTCATACTTAAGGTTGATACCTTCAATAACAATAGGTAGTAATTGATCAATAGAGCAGCGTCCATAAACTGTAGCAGAAGCATACTCTTTTTGTTCCAAGGTACGAGTATCCTTGTGTAGTTTATCAAGACCGCCCTTGATTTGGCGTCTTTCTAATTCATGTTGTTCATCAATTTGTGCAGGGGTAGGCATTTGTTCGAAGATCGTCGTTTACTTGTTCATTTAGTAATTTAATGATCTCATCTCTGTGTGGGTGAGTCTTCTTAATAGCTTCTAGTGCTTTCTTTTGGTATTCAAGTATTTTAGTAATACCATTAGTGTCACTCATCGAAGATGTCATACTCTTTCTCCTTGGGATAAATAAAATGTACAGAATCTCGTTGAACTATGGTAATCTCTTTGTTACCAGAATCCATGAGTTTCTTTGTTTTAGTTCTAGCTGCATTTTTGTATCTGTAAACATGCTCTTTAACTCTACCAGTATTTAAGTCTCTTACTCGTACAATAGCAGCTACGGATGATGGTATTTCATAACCACCAACCTTCCAGTCCATGAACTCTTCGTATTCAATTGATTCGAATAGCTCAGATGGTGCATCACTGAACTCTCTCCAGTTGTTAGGGTAATACTTAGGTTTTCTCATGAGATAGGTTCAACGTTAACTAGGTAGTCGTCCATAAGACATGCTTCATCATAAGCATCATACGCTGCTTGATATACATCGTATCCTGATTGTAATACGAATGTGCGTCCACTTTGTAGTGTGACTAGATAATGTTGTGCGTCCATGTGCTGAGTGCTGACTGTGAAAGGGTTTTCTTCTGCGTCCATGAGCTTCGCTCTGACTGTGAATAATAAAAAAGAAACGTTAATTAATCTTTTAATTTGTTAATTAACGCTTTCAATCGTGCTTTAGATTGTCTAATAGCAACAGGTTTTAACTTAGGTTTGAGTTGTTTACCTGAGTTATGTATTCTATTTGGTGTTACTGTCATTGTTTAATTCTACTCCAATTAATATTATACAAGTTAATGCAATCATTAAACTAATTGTTATCATTAACTCCTCCATGATGTTCAACTGATGTATCTCTATCCTCAATAACTTCATAGTTAATTGATATAATAGGAAGTACACCTTTTAGCTTTTGTGTTACAAACCATATGATATCTTTAGGTAAGATAGCGGTTTTAATCTTCAATGTAATTTGATACTGTTTCATTTGTAATTAGTCATAGGTTTGTAATAAGATCTCTTCTCTAATCCGATTAGCTCTTGTATATTGAGGTTCTTCATCTAAGAATGATAATAGATACTCAACATCATCAGATTCAAGAGTTAATGTAATTGGATAATCTAAAGCTAATTTATTCATTGTTAGTTAACCGAATAAGTGAACGTTGTAATGTGTACGAATTGGTTTATACTTCTTCTGTTTAGGTTTAGTTACTATACTATATATTCTACTTAGTTTATTACTATCTATATGCGGACTTGACTGTGAATAACATTTAAGCATAGAATTAAACGTGGTTGATTGTTAATTAAATAAAAATGAGTATGCTTAAACATACCCATACGATGATTGATGTCATGCGGTTATTATCTCTAAGTGAGATTGACCCCATTCAGTGTTAGCTAGTTCTGTTAGATTAGGATATACTTCCTCATCTAATTCAGATAGTTCTTGACATGTTGTGTCCTCATATTCATCAACTAATTGTGATGCTACGAGTTCAATAAATGTCCATACTGTGTCATTCTTATACCCTGTCCAATTACATGGGTTGTTATTCCATAACTCTTCATTGAATTCATCACCTAAAGTATCAGCGATGTACTCAATTATCTCATTCTCGAAGTGATCGAAGAAGGTAAGAGTATCAGAATAATAGATGTGCTGATTAGCTGCCCCACCCTGACAACCATATTCGACAATTTCACGAAGAGTGTCAATGTCGTATGATTCTTTTACAGAGTTGAATGCATGTTGAGTCATAAGGATTTGACTGTGAATAATGTTAACAATGACACCGAAGTGTCAACGATCCTAAAGGGAATTGAACCCTTATCTTTACAGTGACAGTGTAATGATTTAACCGTTAATCTATAGGATCAGAAATGACTCAATGAAGAGTCAATTTAAGTTGAGTTAGTGTTAGAAACTAAACCCTATTCCTGCTACAATAAATAATAACCAGAATAGAATTAATTGTTGTTCTTTTAACTCATCTAATTTCTCTAGATCTTTATCTTTTATTTCTAAAAGTTGAACTAGATTCTGTTTAGTTGAAACGTTGTAATTCATGCTGTTAAGTAATAAGAATAGGTGAACTGATTAAACTTGAATTAGTTATACAAAGGAAGGTAGTTTAACTTCAGTTTCTAACTCTTTCAAGTATGGTGTTGAAGTAATAGCTTTGTAGTCAAACTCATCACCATTTAATACTATCGCTCTTTCAGATTGTACTAGGTTGTTGTTAACCCAGAAACCTAATGATACGTCAGGATTAAACAATACGTTAACGATTGCACGCTTGGATACATTACCATAAGCATATGAATTACCATTCTTGAATGTTACATAAGCTTGAGAGTTTAATGCATCAACTTGTAATGATTCGATTGCAGTTGATGTGCGGTTAGGTACAGTAATTAACATAGTAAACATAAATAATAATTGTTAAGGTTGAAGGAAATTATTGAATCCTTCATTATAACATACTCAGCGATGATTTGACTGTGAATGTTATAAGGAAAGAATCACATAGTAAGAGTTAGTTTCCCTTACCAATGAACTCATCAAATGTAACATGATCTTGTGATACATTCTTAAACTCAAAGTTATTCTTTGATTGAGCTTTTAATACATTCATAACAGCTTGATCATGTAATGCTGTTTCATTCACTAACACTGAACCATTGAAGATTGGTGTTAGGTTGTTGTTAGTTTGTATCATTGAATTAGATGGAAGTTTGTTGAACTTTGTTTATACTATAAGTATAGCAGAGTTGAAGGTGAGAGTCAAGCAATGTGCGTGAACCGACACACTCTGTAACATTAGATAATCTCATTTAGATTGTTGTTAACATACTCTTCTAATTCATCATATCTTTTATTATCAATTGATTCAACATATTCAATCATGATATCATTTAATAAATCATAATCACCTTGAACTAATTGTAATAATGATTGTGTTAATTGTTCTTTGTTTAATAACATTGTACCTCATTCATTTGTATATACATATCATATCACGGATCAACGGATAAGTCAAGCGATGTGCTGGTATCGTTACACTGCGTCACATTGTTATTTAGTGTGTGTCTATTAAGTAATACATAGCGCTACAGATGTGCACACAATGTTACACATAAGCATAGCTAATCTATATACACATGTATAATTAACACAGCTAATCTATCCGCTCGTGCTTCGCACTCGCTCAATCACCGCACTGTATGATGTTCAGCGCGTGCAATCATGCACCCTATGTGTTAATAAAGCGAGCGAAGCGAGCGGGAAACTAACAATTAGTTAAGTATAAAGAAATAACCCGAGACCCCTTGGGGGGCAGTGAGTCTCGCCCTTCTTAAGGAATGCCTTCAGAAATTTATGACAAAAATCTACGCCATGTAGTAAGATGCTGCTATATAAGTCTTAGGGAAACACTCTCTAATCAACTTCTTAACCTCTACAGCTATCTTACGATGCTCTAATTGCGTCCCCTGTGCCCCTCTAAGCTTACAGTAATGTATCCATGACCTCAATGTACCATTCATGTACAATCGGCTCACTGAAGCCATTGGAAGCACCTCTCGTGCACACTCCTTCGCTATACCAGCTTCAAGCATGTTAGAATACAGGTCCATACCTTGTTTAAAGTGTTTATCTATCATCTTCAACCACACTTGTTGATCATGATGGTCAATATCATCAATACTATTCTGTCTATTCTTAGTATCTTGTCTTCTAAGCTCTGGAAGTATGGGTAAACCTAGATCTATGACGCTAGAGTACCGTTGAGAGAACTCTTGGAAGCTAAACGACCTATGCCTAAGTATTTGAGCTGCTATAGAGCGTGTAGTATTAATTTCCACACACATATTAACCATTTCAAAGGGTGACCAATGCCCATGTTTAATTAAGTAACCTATTAAGCCGCTCGCTTCGCTCGCTTTCTCTTGACCATTAGGGTTTGACACTCTAGCCATATGAGCTATTAGGTCATCACCATCTTTCGTATGATGGATTACGGAAGCACTATGAATCACTATGACATCCTATAATCAATACCATGTTTAGCTTCTTTTAAAGTATTATAGAAAGTACAATGCCCAAGGAAGCAAGCAAGATAACGCTGGAAGGTTGTTTGACCTCCAGTAAGTTCATAAGAGTGTACTGTAGCTCCTATAGGGTTAGTGTATATTAGTTGAGGTTTATTCATTGCAGTTAGAAAGTAGGTGAAGTTCTAGTGTATTAGATAATCTATTATAACCACTCCCCACATGTAATTGTCCAATAAGTACGGAGAGAGTTGCTGCACCCCAGAAGATGTAGTACCAGGATGATTTAATTTGGTGTTTCTTCATTACCAGTAAGTGTAATAGGTATATCCAAAGATTCTTTTGAGTTGGTGGTAGAATAGGGGATATAAGTATTAAGTATTAAGAAAGGAGGAATTGATGTCTGTTAAGACGAGATTCCTCCCTTGGAGGAGAAGGTCCACCCTTCCTTCCCCTGTATACTTAGAGCCAGGGGTCAAACCCAAGTAGGGAGAGATTTCCCACCTTCTTTACCTCTAGCTTCCTCTCTTTGGTCTTTATTCATTCCAAAGACTAAGTGGTTAGCAGAGCTCTGAGGGTTGTCTATGAAGTCTTCTAGCATAGAGTTCCATTCTTCTCTTTTACGTGTCTTAATGGCCTCGTCAGCGCTAATAGAGAGTGCATCTGTGTAGTACTTTACTCCTTGAGCCAAGCAGTCGAGTCTGTCATCATGTTTAACAGCACCTTTTTCTCTACACATACGGGACATTTGATAGAAAAGCATATAGAGAAGACGAAGTTCTGGAGCTTCATCTGCATTGCTCTTGTAATCCCAATCAATGACACCTTTATCAACAACCAAACGATGTTGATTAAGAACAGGCTCCAAGCTATCAATGATACGATCTTCTTTCCTAACGTTAGCACGAGTTTCTTCTATAAATATCTGTTGTTTTGTCTGTTGAATATGCTTTTTAAATAGTTCAGCTACTATTCCATCACCGAAGTTTGATTCGATAAGGAGGGTAGTGGCGTTGAACTTTTTACATCCTCGAAGTATATCCAGCAGGGTGCGGTCTGAGTATCCGTCTCTGTAAGCTCGCATTTCATGCAGATATAGGAACCCGTTTCGTTGGGAGAGATAGGCTGCTGTTGTCTCGTCGGATCCTCTACCAGAGGGATCAACGGAACAAATTGTTTCACTGTAGGAGTCCCAGTCTCCAACCATTTGCATTGGAGAGTAAAAGTAATCACCTGGTAGTCCAACTGTTGGTACGTCTTTGATGACGTTTGAGGGATCGGAGCACCATACAATGGATTCGGGAGCCTTAGTGGGATTAACACTAGTGACGACCATATCAGCCATTTTAAGAGGGAACTTCTCTGCATCACTTAAACTCGTATCAAGTTGAAATTGAAGCATAAAGTTACTTCGACCCATAGATGCTTCACGTTCTATTAGGTCGTCATTATCAAATCTATCATCTGTTGTTTCCCATTCTACCACACCTGAATCGAGGTCGGCCTGGATCTGAGGTGCTAGTAATCCTTCGTATTGAGAGAGTTTTGACTTACGGGGGTATCTTGCTGGCCAAACGAACGGACGGTAGTTACGCTCTGCCAGCTTACGATAAACAGTAAAAGTAGTCTGAGGAGTCCCGAGATACATAATACGGCTATCACTTTTGGGTGTAAGAATTGACTCTGCTTCCGTGCAGAGTTGAAGTAATTTCTCACGCATTAACTCCGTCATGGAATTTCCAGGAACCTCTATGTCGTCCAAGATCATTAAATCTGCGCGACTTCCTGTTAGCTGACCAGTTATTCCCACCGACTTTACGCTTGGGGCTTGGTGAGGAGAACAAAGGACGTCGAAGCTGATGCGACTCCAGCGTGAATCGTCTGATTTCGGTTGAAGGTGACTGAGCCATGGGGTTTCAATAATTAGTTTTTGTAGGAAGATAGACATGTTATCTGCTCTTTCTTTAGAAGCAGATATAATCATTATTTTTCTTTCTGGATCATTAAAGAGTGTCCAAAGAACAAAAGCGCCAGTAATCCAAGATTTACCAACACCTCTAAAGGCTTGGATCTGTAATCTCTTTGGTCCATTTTGTAAGTAGTCAGCTATAGCATACTGAGCACGTGTAGGGGAGGGTAGATCTAGTTGTCCCCATAATGCTTGAAGGAATAGTTTGAAGTCGTCTTGGAGGGCGGTTAAGGAGTCAGTCATTATCAGTTTCTAAACTTAGTAGATTTAGGTTTATATTTTTGAACAGAAGTAAGTTCTTCTACACCTGTATCTTTGAACATTACTCCTCCTGCTTTTTTAGTTTCTTGTGCCATTCTAGGTGCTGTTCTTGCTGCATAAACTTCTAATAAAGTAAAGAAATGATTTATAGCAGTTTCATCTCCCGCTAAATAAGCTTCAGCAACAGCGTCTACATACTCTGAAAAATCTAAATCTCCTCCTTGTTCTAATCCTAATTCTCTAAAAATATTATGTAATTTATTATGACCTATACCTGCTGTACCTTCTGCCTTTTCAATTAAAGCTAAATTCTCTACGACACCTGAAGTAGGTAATTTAAGTTCCTGTAACTTTGCCATTATATTTATAGCAAGTACTGGATCTTGAGCTACTTTATTTAAGAAGAGTTTCCCACCTTCTTTATTACCAAAGAAAGTATGATGCCATTCTTTATCTCCAACTTTAAAGGTAACTAATGCATTTTTAATACCTTTTCTGTCTATTTTAAATATATCCTTATCTTTAGTCAGTAAATTTAAAGAGAATAAATCTCGTAAATTACGGAAATTAGTTTTTACATTTTTCTGCGCACCTTTGAGTGGATCTCTAGAAAGACCTGCAGAACGGGTTTCTTCAGGTATAACTGATAATTCATCCCTCTTTCTTATATATCCAGGCAATTTATCTGCTACAGTTTTCCCAGCTCCTTGTCTCAATCCTAATTGAGTAGCAAATCCTTGATCAATTATATCGTCAATAGAATACGTTAAATGTTTAGGATCTATATCTCTAGATATTTGTGTATCTAAAGCTTTATACAAGGTTCCTCTTGTCGTCTTTTTGTTTAAAACTAATTTATTTAAACTAGTATCAATTTTAGGTATAGCATCTACATTAGTTTTAGATTTCAAAGCATATGGACCAAGAGGTGTATAGTAAGTTTCTCCAGGTTTTACATATTTAGAATCTATCCCTACTCTATTAACTCCATCCCATTTAGTCATTGAAGCGTCTTTCAATAGGCCACCGCCTTCATTATATTGCAGTGGTTTACCAATACCCATGGCATCTAAATCAGCTTGAGTAAATCTTACTTTAGGAGAATAATTAGCCTCTAAGTTTTGTTTTAATTTAGGTTGTGTGGTATTAACTTTAGGTTTAGTAGGAACTAAATCAATAACCTTACCTTCATCACCAAATCTTTCGACTCTTACATTACCTTCTTTACCTAATCCTCTTCTATGAGCTAGGACTTTAGCACCTGCAAATGTAGAAATTAATGGAGCTAAAATAACAGGAGCATTAGTAATTTGCTGTGCTCTATTAAGTTTCTCCATTGTTTGTTGGTGAAACTCTTTATTATCATAGAAGTACCTAACTATTGGACTATCATCTTTTCTAAAAAGACTTGGATTACGTTGGAATAGTATTCTACCACCTTGAAATGGTATATTTACTTTTTTTCTATTACCTTTTTGAGCATAGAATTGTTCTAATCCTTTTTTATATTCTTCAGGTTCCTCATCAAATTGACTTAAAAAATCATCTTGATCCAAAGGTTGCCTATATTCTGCCATTACTTCCCTTGACCTCCGCCTCTACCTCTTCTTCTTTTAAATGGTATTATAAGTTGATCTCTATTAGGTTTTACTATCTTAGTATCTACTACTTGCCAACTACGTGGTTCATCTGGTTCAAGTGGAGTTCCAGGATCAGGTGCAGGATTAGGATCCTCACCTTCTTCAGTTAATTCAACTTCTGTTTCTTCTGAATCTGATATAGTTAATTTACTTCTTTCAAGATCTTTAAACCATTCAGATTTTTGAATATAACTTAAAAGTTCTAATCTATTTTTTAAAGAAGTAGTCATCGTTTTTTAGCACCTCCACGGCCTCTATTAGTTTTACGGCTTTCTGCTTTATAAGATCCATCAGATTGTTTAGAAGCATCCATATTTGAACCTTTAGAAATTTTTAACGAAGCTCTTGCTTTACTATGCTTACGTTTATACTCATTAGAATGGGCGTATTTACCACCAGGGCTGTTATCACGTACATGCTTAGCACGTGATTTTGCATTCGTCCGATATGTGTCAGTTGATGATTTTGCCATACATTCTCCGTTTTACAAGTTCAGGGTCTACTTTTGGGATTACACTAGCTAGCTTTTCTAATGGGCTACCATCATAAGCTATACCGCTAATATCATTTGTTTTTAACCAGTCACAAGCTGCTTTTAAGTCTTGTGTAGAAGCAGTACCACTTCGGACCCGTGTTAGGAATTCTGTTGTGACAAGGCTATGTAATTCATTAAACTGGTCTTCTGTGGCTTTCTTCATAATTAAGGGGTATAAGATTGTCTCCCATTATCAACTACTTCTAATTTACCAAGTCCAACTCTAGTAACCATATCAGGATCTATTCCTAATGTAGGTGCACCAATTTTAGGTTCAGTTTGATACTTAGTAACTGTAGCAGTTTCTGTAGGTTCAGGTTTAACTAGTTGTTTAACCTTTGTTGTTGTTTTAGCTTTTCTAGGCATTTAACTAAATAGTTTATCTTTTACAATTTTAAGTGCTTGATCGTCTAGTTTATTATCTGTTCTAGCGACATAAGCTTCTAATAAATCTACTACAAGCTTCTTAACTGAATCAGATTTTAAGAAGGCGAATAGGATGGGCTTGATAAGTACAATCATTGTTTCTTTTTAAATGGATTATACCAAGGCTTTTCCTTGGTGATTGGGGGTTGTATTGATTTTTTATAAGCAGATATAGCAATAACATCGCTACACATGCTTTCTACTCTTGAGCCGGGTCTCAACATAAACCCTTTAGTTTGTAAATCTGCACATTTGAGAGCACGAACTAGCTCATAGTCTAATCTCATCTTTTCTTCTTGTCTAGCAGCTATGCTACGACATCTACGGAGACCTTCTCTATCTAGGGGGATCATGAAATTAATCTGACCACCCCAGTTCTCAGCCATAGTATAGCTAGAGGGTGACATAACACCTTCATCTATATCCCAAGGTTTAGTATGATTACCCATATAGAATGGAGAGAAAGTCATAGTACTACCATTACAACTTATGTTTGGACCATAGTGTTGTCTAGATGGAGCACCGTTATTTTGAAATTGGACGGCTTGGTTGGTCACATTGCCCGTTGCAGCCGCCACGGGGTTAGAAGTATTATTTGTTTCACCTTCTTCAGCACGAACTGGTGCTATTGAGAGAAGACTGATAAGGATACCGTAGTAGAGGTAGTGTCGATTTCTCGATCTATTTCTGTTATTTCGAGTACCTGACTTGCTGCTCTTGTTACCACTTCTAGTGAGAAAGGATCTCCAGCTGTGTGTAAGGTGAATACCGAATCTGAATCGGCTATACCGCCTGAAGAGGCTGATGTATGAGTGATGTTTTCTCCACTCCATTTGTTTAATGCAGACCCATAGGTTGTGGTGGTTATCTCCTCCACGATCTCTTGAGTTGTTGTTGTTGTTGAATTCATAGACCCCTGTGTGAAATTCGGGGTTACTAATTCTGCTCTTACTACCGTGGGTGATGTTAGTAGGAAGAGTAAAAGCCATTTTTTCATTCTTCCTTTTTCTTTGCCATAGGACAATTTAATGTATTACCTTTATCTTTATTATTATTACCAGTAGACAAACCGAATGTTGCAAGAGCTCCAGTGAAGACCGACGCTACAAAAGTTATATCTGAGTTACCAGATTTTTTAACTACAGGTAATTCTAAATAATTTAAAGTTATGATAAACCCGGACCAAACAACTACTCCTAATCTTACGAAAGTTCCGAGTATTTGGATTTGGGCATCTTGATCCTCTATTCCGTCTTTGATTTTGGTGAGGAGTCCTTTTTTCTCTTTTCCTTCCATGCGTTAACTTTAGCTTGTAGTTGTTTTTGAACTTTCTTTTTAATTGGTTCAAATAAAGATGAAGTAATAGATGTAGTTGCTACTGCTACGACAGCTGTTGTAACAGCAGTTATAACTACTGCAGGTTCAGGCAGTGGCATCTGTATATCTAATACAGGTATTTGTAATTTAGGTTGCTCTACTTGTTCTGTAGATTCTTGTTTAACGTCTTCAGGTGCCTCTAGATCGCTCGGAGGTATAACCATTGGTTTATATGATGGTATCCGAGCTGTAGGAGGTTTGAAATAAAGTGAATCAGGTTTAGGTAGTGTTACTCTAGGTAGATAAATCGGCACTTAACTTAGACCAATAATACAACCTAAGCCACTAATACCATCATCTGCTTCTGTTGAACTGTCACCAAAAGTACCACCCATATTAACTTGCGTTCCATGAGTTCCAAAGTAATAAGAATGATGATGTCTTTCATCTGATCCATTATCACCTTCTCCTATTTGAGTATAAGTAGGTTCTGATCCTCCTGCGTTGTAGTCAATGACATTAGTGTCAATATTAGAGGCATTAGACGCTGCAATTCTTAAAACATGTGAAGCTCCTGTTGTGTTGTCTGGAGCAAGGCTCAATGCAGAAGTAACTGTTTGTCCTTCTGTTGTTGAATGACCAAAACTTTCAACGTTTACATATTCAATATTATTAACACCATCTAAAACAATGCCCGAATAGGCAAAATTACCATGGTCAGATCCATCTATTGAGTGAAAACGTATGCTATAATCATCCGTCAATGATGCAGTTCCATCAGCCATCCCTGTCCAAATACTTGTTGAGTTAAATTTTGTACCTGCATAAGCAGGTCTATAAGTAAGTGCTGTGGTTGAGCTATTATATTTTAATTCTAATTCATAATTAAGATCCGAAGCATTAAACAGTTCATCCCAATCAGGATTACCGGTTTTTCTTATAGCTGCAATAACAACAAATAGTCTTGAAGTGGGGTAAGAAACTGTTGGTATATCATTCCATGTCTCATTTGCATCACCGTCTGAATTTACATTTCTAGTCACATCATCGTCGTTAGGAGAAGTCCCTTCGTCGTAGTAATGTTCAGCGGCTGTTAAAGACATAGAAATTGGGCCGCCTGGATCACCTTGTTCTGAGATATACCAAGACTGTCTTTTACCTGAAACATATTTCAATCCAACACCTGAACCAGTAAATAAGAAACCTTTCTGAGTTTTAAATCCCATTAGTTAAGACTCCTTATCACCGATAACCATTACATTTTGGGAACCACCTGAACCAACTACTACTTGAATTGTATCTCCATTCGTCGTTAAAATAATTGGAAAATTAAATTCTAAGAAGTAAGTATCTTTAGTAACGAGATTCGCTTCTAATAGTATGTTACCTGTTCCAACACTGCCTCCATTAGGGACAATATGCGCTTTTACGTTTACTGTTCCTGTATGTGTGTTATGTACGATTAAACCTCTAACATAGTTAGTCTTACTAGAAGCTACTGTTAAGACAGTAGTAGTAGCACTTGCACCGCAAGAGGTAAATAATCCTAAACCTGTTTTTGATAATGCCATTAATAAACCTCCTTATGTGAACATCATGATCTCTATTAGATCAGAAGTGCCACCTCCTCCTGAAATAGTAATTGTCTTCGTTGCACCTGTACCAGTAGCTGCAACACCATCACCGACAAAATTTAATGTTGTTGCAGCAGTAGATAATGATGAACCTTCATCTTGTACTGTTAAAGAACTTCCACCAGACACTGTTTGCCATGAACAAGTGCCATCACCATCTTCTCTTAGGAATTTACTACCACCTGATTCACCTGTTGAAAGTATTGCTGTACCTTCAGGAGTCTGATCAGCTACTACAAAATCTAATGTACCATCAGAGTCCTCATAAGTTACTGTAATACCTGTCTCAGTATTACCAGTTACCATACCTCCTACAAAGTCTTCTACTTGCTCTTCTGTTAGTTGGGTATTCGTATCCGTAGAAACTAAATCAATTGTACCGTCACCATCTTCATAGGTAGCGGATATATTAGTCTCAGTATTACCTGTAAACATACCACCAACTATATCCTGAACTTGTTCAGTAGTTAGTTGAGTGTTTGTATCTGGAGGTGTACCCCAAGTAGCATCATGTTTTAAAAACTGACCTGAACTTCCAGCTGCAGGAACATGAGCACTGTTACCTGTTGCAGCATTATGGTCAAAAGCCCAATTAGAACTTATAGCCTCATCAGTAACACCGTTAACTGGTGTGTCGTCTATGCTTACTTGAGTATTTGTATCTGGAGGTGTACCCCATGTACCATCATGCTTTAAGAATTGACCAGAGCTACCTGCTGCTGGTACGTGAGCACTATTTCCTGTTGCAGCGTTGTGATCATAAGCCCAGTTAGAACTTATAGCTTCATCAGTAACACCGTTTACAGGTGTATCATCAATACTTACTTGTGTATTTGTATCAGGAGGTACTTGCCAAGAACAAGATCCATCGCCATCAACACGTAAGAACTTAGTTGTACCTGTTACACCTGTAGATATTACCGCTGTACCTTCTGGAGTTCCTGTTGCTGTTGCAGCCCATTTAACACCAGTAGCTTCACCAGAGTCAGCAGTTAAAACATAATTATTAGTTCCTACTGCTAACGCTGTTGGATCACCTGAGCCATCACCTATTAGTATTTCACCCTTTCCATCAAGGTCAGAGTTCATTACAGCTCCAGCACTGTTGACGTTTGTCGAATCAGTTACATCTGCACTAGCTTCAATACCATCTAATTTAGTTTTAAGAGTATTAGTGAAGTTATTCTGAGTTAAACCACCGTCTTCTACTGAATAAGTTGTATTGGTATCTGTAGGTACCGCCCAAGTTAATTCATCTGTTCCATCTTTATATTGTAGAAATTTTCCATCAGAAGGAGAATTACTAATTTTTAAATTATCTTCATCTACAATATTTGAAGCAATAACTGTAGCCCCATCATTTGTTGATGTAACCTCACCAGAATGATTAGGGTGTGTATAGTTGTTTGCAGAGGCTGCTACACCATCTAACTTAGTTTTATCCTCATCAGTCATTACACCCCAAGCTGAAGTTGTAGCTGCGGGTAAAGCTGTATTATTACCTGACGAAGATTCAACAGTTAAAGAAGTACCATTAGCTGTATTACTTAGATTTGTTGCTCCTCCAGTAGCTGTAACATAAGCTTTGACTGATTGTTGACTAGGTGCTTTAGTAGCAGAATCACTAGACATATCATCTTCATCTAGTAGATCAGATGAAATAGAATAGTTATTAGCAGAAGCAGTAATACCATCTAGTTTTGTTTTATCTTCATCAGTCATGAGTCCCCATGCTGATGTAGTAGCTGCAGGTAAGTCTGTATTACTACCTGATGAAGATACAACTGATAAACCAGCTCCAGAAGTTGTATAGGAGAGGTTTGTTGTACCATCACCCCCACCACCATCTCCAGTTACATCGATTAATTCAGAACCTTCTTTTACATATAATTGGTTCTGGTCTTCAGCATAGATAATTTCACCTTCTTGTAAATCATCTATACTGGCATATAAATTTGAATAGGAACCCCTAGCCAATTTAATAGGGGTTCTAGTTGCTGGGGTTGACATAATTTAAGATCCGAAATCGCCTCCATCGTATACATCTGGGACAGTCACTGATGATGTTCCATTATCAAAATTACCACCATCCATAAAGTGACTTTGTAAATATGAGTTCAGAGTATAATGTGCTGAACCAAATCTACCATAGTGGATACTTTCTACTAGCCCTGCATCTGAGGGCCAGCCTATATTCTTACCATCAGCATCATAGTTTCTGTATGTCATTAGTTATCACCTATAGTTAAGTTAATCCACTGATTTCCATTGTATATAAATATACCTGCATCACCACCGGATGCATCAAATGCTCTTCCTTTAACAAACCCATCAGCAGTTCCTGAACTATGAACAGTATCTGTAAGGGTTACATCAAGACCCGAAGTACCTGAGGTTCCATCTCCAGTAACATGTATAACTAATATCTGTCCTGCTACACCTCCAGCTATTGTAGCAATACTTACTGCACCTGAACTAGAATATAAATTAAGATATACTGAATTCAGTATATTACTACTAGTATTATCACTTGCATGTAATGTTAAAGCAGTTAAACCAGTAACATCTTTACTTACTTTACTAAGTACTAGTGGTCCTCCAAATGTGTTTGTTTTCTGTGCTGCTGATGTTATACCACTATTAGCTGTTAAAAGTCCCGATACTGTAAGAATATCATCAACAGTAGTTGTACCACCATTAGAATCAATAGTTAAGTTACCACTAGTAGTATCAATTTCATTCCCATCAATTTGGACATTATCAATTGTTGCACTACCGTTAACATCTAAGACACCATCTACGGTTGTACCGTCAAGTGTTGTAGCACCGTCTACATCTAATGTACCATCAATAGCTGTATTACCAGTACTATCAGCTACAGTAAACTTATCAGTATCTACTGTAATACCAGCATTAGCTGCTAAGGCTCCAGTTAGTGTTGTTGCACCTGTAACTCCTAATGTACCAGCTATAGTTGTGTTACCGTTATCTGTATCTACAGTAAACTTATCAGTACCGTCTGCTTGTTCTATAGTAAATAGCTTATTATCTGCTTTAATATTAACATTAGCATCAAATACAGCATTACCTGTTACATCTAATGTACCAGCTATATCTATATTATCAGCTAGTTTTGAACCAGTAACTACATCATTATCAATAGTCCATGTACTACCTGATACAGTAATATCACCTTTATCACCATTAGTAACTGCAGTACTTGTTACATTAGGTAACTCTTCTGCTTTATATCTTAGTTGATTAAAGCTATTGTTTAAATCTGTAGCTGATATAGCACTACCAGCATTAAATGTATTAGCAGCTGTAGTTACATCTGTTACTCTTTTTACTAATACTTTATCACCATTAGCTAAGGCTGAAGTAAAAGTAAGAGTAGCAGAACCACTAGTACCAGATATACTATAATCTGTTGTTTCAACTTTTTTAGTAAAGATTTCTGCAGTAGCATCTGCTCCAGTACCACCTGATATATTACCGAATCCTACAATTGGAGCAGTTGTATAACCAGTACCTTTATTAGTGGGTACTCCAGCATTATCTAGAGATACTTGACCAGAAGATACATCTACTGTTAAAGCTGCACTACTACCTCCACCTCCAGAAAATTCTAAAGCTGCATTAGTTGCATCAGCATAACCAGCTCCAGCATTATTTAATACTACTTTTTCTACTAGACCTTTACCGATGTGTATTTCTAAATCTGATGTTCTTACATAAGGAACAGTGACACCAGAAACCACTGTAGGAGTTCCACTAATTGTAATTGTTTGTTCTGTTGCCATTGTTATTTAGCCATGTTTAGTGTGTCTTGTAATCCTGAATCCTCATATACTTGATTTAGATTACCAGATTTTTGATTGTAGTCTGCATTAATCTTCTCATATTCTCTTTCTCTAATACCAGATCTCATTGGTTCGTCTAAGTTATCTTCTGCGAAGCGTTTAGATTGAGCATAAGCTTGAGTAAGTCTAGAGAAGATATTAGCATACTTAGCAGTATCTAATACTTCAGAAGACACAAGTCCTCTACGTTGAGCTTTAAGAATGTTTTGAAAACCTTTAATACCTTTATATTCTAATTTATTAGCATCTTTCATTATCTCCCGTATCTTTTGTTTATAGACACCTTGTTCACCCATCTTAGAATTGATAGCAGTAATCTCATGATTCTCTAAGAGAACACCTCTTTGACTCATTCTCATAGTTGGTGAACTATTGAATTCTATATCAATTAGAAATTGTCTTTCTTTAGAAGGTCTAGAATGAATCTTAACTGGTCCTCTATTCCATACTCTAATGAACCAATTATCTTCTTTACCTACTTCTTTACCATCAATAGGATCTACTACAGCAGGTAATGCACGGGTAGGATCTACAGCATCTAACCAAGCATTTCTATTTCTTAAGTTATCATCTAATTGAGAACGTATCTGACGTAGTTCTGGGTATAAAATCTTACCGATTTCATTTCTCCAACCACCTAAAGGCACCATATCATTAGTAAAACTTGATATAAACCTTGAAGCTGCAGCACCGTTACCTTGTAAGACATCAAACATAGGTTCTAATTGTGATAGAACTGATCTATTAGTAAAGGCTGAACCAAGTACATAACCTAATTTTTGAAGTAAGTCTTCTTGCATAGCAGTACTTAAAGTATCAGCATTATCTACTACATCAAGTGTTAAAGATAACCAGTCTCCTACTGGACCCATCCATTCATAGCTCACTACTTTATTAGTACCAGGAGCTATACATGATTTAGGTTTCCAGCCACTACGTACTCTTTGTTGTTGGATTGCTTTATTATAGTGACCTGTACCAGTACATCTATCATTGACACCAGCAAAGAACGCCATAGTTGTCATAAGACTTCCTATAGCTGCTTTACCTTTAACTTCATATCTAAGCATATCAAAGTTTTGTAAAGCAAACTCATCAACTGGTCTACCTTTACTTTCTAAGATCTCTTTAATTTCATCAAAGGAGAAGTCATTAACTGATTTTCTACCTAATGGACCCCACATCTTCCAATGATCAGCAGATAAAGTACCTGCAGGACTCCATTTAGTGAAGGTATCAATAACGTTAGCAGTAGTTCTAGGGTATCTTATAAAGGTTCTAGCAGCTGGGAAACGTTTAATAAATTGATTGAACCCATCTACAATAGGTGAATCAGCATTAAGTGCTATTTCACTAGTAATACTATCTATAAGATCTGATTTTAACATACCGTTAGAATCAAACCAACCATCATATACTTCTTGATAAGCTCTCTTGAATGCTTCTTCAGTTATTTCATCACCAGATTGAGCTAGTTTATTTAATGCTATATACTTAGCTTCTGTATTAGCTACGACTGATTTAGTAAATCCATCGAAGGCTGTCATACTATTACCACCAAACCTGAGAACAGGATCTTGTGCTAAAGCATCAAGGTCTTCATATATGCCAAGCATCATGCTAGCACCATCTTCTCCTTTTTCAGAAGCAGCATCAGCATAGGCTCTTAACATACCTAAACTTTTCTCTTCTTGTATTGCTAAATCACCACGCATTACATAGCTGACTTCTTTAGGATTAATAGATGCTTTCCTAAAGACTAATCTCATATGTTCTGTTGCTTTCTGTAAGGTATCATCTAAAGCAAAGTGAGCAACCATAGCTTTCTTAGCACTAGCTATATCACCTTTCTGAACGGCTCCAGCAATCGTTGCCATGCCTCTACCTAATAAACCAGTAAGGTTTCCTACAGCAGCTCTAGCGGGTGTTGCAGCAGCTGATAGGTTAGAGTTAAATATATTACTCCACCATACTTTATTAACAATAGAAGGTACATCTGGATTACCATCAACTATAGCTTTCTTAAATACACCTAGTCTATTAGCTGCATCAAGATGTAACTTATACATTGAATCAACATTACCATCAGTAAATTCATTAGCTAATAGTAAAGGTTTAAGAAACCCTGGATTCTCTCTAGCTACAGCTTTAATAGTACTAGTCCACTCTTTAGCTTGAGGTATAAGTTCTGTTAACTTACCACTTGTATTACCTAAGATAGTATCAGCAGCTGCGTTAATAACGTCTTTATCACCTGTCTCAGCAGCAGATTTCCAAGCATTCATATGTGAAAGCATAGCACCTGCTTCAAAATTAGCAAGTCCTTTCTCTACCATCAATACTTCTAATCTATCAGCCATTAAGTCAACAGTTCTTAGAACAGAAGCTCCATCTTCCATTAACCTAGCACCTTCAGACATATCAGCAACTTGTCCAGCTTCAGAAGTTACAAGGTAAGCTCTGGCTTTCTGTGTATCAATATCTATCAGTTGGCTTTTAAGTTGTCTTATAGCACCTGCGATGCCTTTCTTACCAACAATTCTAACTGCTGATTCATCTACTGCTCTTTTAAATTCATCTAATAAACCTATGATTTCATCAGGTTCAACTCTAGGATGAAGTAATGTAGCTGCTAGTTTCTTACCAGCATCATCCATTATTTTAGCTGAGATGATTTTATTAGATTTAAGTCTTTTACTGAATGAACCACCTTCTTTCAATTGTTGAGTTAGTTCAGATACTAGAGTTCTATTAGCTAAGTTATCAAGTTCAATACCTTCTTTCCTAGCTGCTTCATGGATGATATTACCTATACGACCCCAAGAGGATTGTATATTATTTTGTATTTGAGCAGCATCAGCTTGAGCACCAATGATACCATCAGGATCTTTAGAACGTACTAATGTCTCACCTTCATCAAATTGATTCCAGTCAATTTCTGGTTCACCTTTACTTACATAGTATTCATTAAGTAAGTTAAGTTCTTTTTCTTTACGTGCATATCCTCTTAGAACTTCATCCTCTACAGGTTTATCAGAGAATTTAATATCTGAGAATTCATCTTTACCTAATTCATTTACATTTTTAACACCACCTTCCTTAGATGGTATAAAGCTAGAAGTTCTTTTTATACTTCTACCTGCTTTAGTTATATAAGCAGCCCCTTCAATGATACTAGAAAGCACATTAAATAAAGCTCCTTCTGCTACATTCTTAGCTCTCTTCTCACCTGGAGAATCATCATCAGTTGTAGCAACACTATCAGGTATCCATTGGTATGTACGAGGCCAATAGGATTTTAATGTACCTAATAAATTAGCATCCTTTTGATTCTGTTCTGCAACATAATCTACTAGTCCACCAGTACCTACATCAATACCAAATTTAGCAAAGTATTCAAATGATTTACTATTACCTAGTTTCTGTAACCAAGGTAATGCTTGTTTTGATGCATGTATTTTAGCTCCAGCATTTAAAGCCATACTTCTAAGACCCAGTGAAGGTATCACTAAGCCTGAGATATTACGTATAGCTTGTACTGCATTGCTTTCATATTCAGGTAGTTTAGGTATTTCAGGGCCGCCTGCAGATAATAAATTAACAGTATCTATAATGGTATCTGTCACACCAACAGCAGGAGCCATACCTTGGTACATACTTCTAGCTGTACCTTCAAGGATGTCTTGTCCAGTACCTATAATCCCAGGTCTCCCTGGAGGACCACCAGCGTCTATACGATCTTGATAGACTTGATCCATACTACGGATGCCGTCACCACTTGTCTCTTGTATTTGTCCTTCCGTAGAAGGTTGTTCTTGCTCAGGTTGTTGTTGAGTATCCGTAGGTACCCAGGAACCATCATTGATCGATTCTAATTCAGCATCAATTTCAGCAAGTTTTTTGTCATAATCAGTCATATGTTATTATTGAATGAAATCAGTACTTGGTGAAATATTATTTATTAAATTAGCACCTTGTTGTATTGCTGATGAAAGGCCAGCAGAAGAATCTATAAATTCATTTCTTTTTTCATCTCTAGCTTTATCTTTTTCTATTCTCTCCTTCTCAGCCTCTAATTCAGCTTGACGTTTATTTCTTTGTTCTTCAAGCTGTGCATCATCCCTACTTTTTTCTGAGGTTTTCTGACTCTTTAAAATATTTAATTTATTATTATACCTTGCTTGTTGCTTAGGTGAAGCATTAGCTAAACCGATATTATCTATAGCTATTAAATCAGCATCACCAGATTCCTTTACTAATTTTTTTAATTCAATCTGAGCAGTTGGTATGTTTTCTAATAATTTTTTTATACCATTCTGTTGGACAAAAGCTTTCTGCTCTGGATCATTTAAAAGAGCTTTTCCTATAGCTTGTAATACCTCTGTTTCATTTTTACCTGGTATCATAGTTGTTTTATATAACAATTCAGAAGTAATACCATTCTGTAAATTATCAAGTATTTTTTCTGGAGTTAATACAGCATTACGTATATTTAAAAGTTTATCTACACGAGTTTCACCAGGTATATTTGGATCGTTAGTCTGACCCCAAAAATTCCAAATATTATTACTCCAAGAAGTTTTATTATCTTTTAAAGTTGATTCATTTGTTATAGATCTCTCTAAATTTGATAATCCTGACGCACTATCTTTAGTCCATATACCAGGTCCACCTGCTGGTTCATAATAACCATTCTTCGTTTTCTCTGCTTCTAGTAATACTGAAACTCTAGTTGTTATATCTGTAGCATCAGGTTCTTTTGCTAAAATCGCTGCATAAGCTTTAGCTTCAAAATTAGCAAATATATACTGTAACTGTCGTTTAAATGGATCTGAAGCTAATCCTTTTTCATTTAAAGTTCCCTTTCCAGTTACGTTAATAACATTCCCTCCATGACCTTGAACTCTTTCGTCATAAGATAAGAAAGGAATTACCTGTGTTGAATAAGATTCCTCTAACCTATCCTGCTCCTGTGTTATCTCTGTTTTTAAAGTACTGTTATCTATTTTTTTAGCGAGGGCTTTATTATCGTCAGTAAGTAAAGTACCATTATTCCTCTTAATATCCCACTGAGTTTTTTCTTTTTTATAAACTTCTGGTGTATTAGCAAGTACATTTTTACCACTTAATTCTTCCCATTTTGTGTCAGACACAACACCTTCTAATGGTGCTATTAAAGTATCGTACTCGTCTTGTGTTTTATATTTACCATCAGTAAGATTGACTAAATATGAATCCGCTAGTTCTTCTTTTTCAGCTACAAATTTATTATATCTTATATTCCCAGCAGCATCCCACGCAGTCATTAACTGGTTATATTCAGGTACAGTTAATAAAGCTTGTTGTAAAGTCTTTCCAGCAGAATGGCCTTTTAATTCACCTCCTAAAAGCTTAGGTATATCAAGTTCATCAGTAAAAGCTAACTCAGCTAATAATGGTACAAGTTTATCTTTAGCTTGTTGTGTAGCTGTAGGACCACCTTCACTAGATAAATCTTCAAACGTCAGAGCTAGTAGTTGGACTTCTTCTGCAAAGAAGTTAGCTGCATTACCTTGTACCAGATTATCGTCACCAAGAGTAGTATATTCTGTAATCCTTGCTTTAAATTTTATAGCTTCTCCACTATTAATAGCTGTATTTGTAATTGCTTTATCCGTACCTTCTTTAGTTGAAGCTTGTCTGTCTAATTCTTTTAATAGATTTGCACCTATTAATCCATCACTATTTTTCCAAGGAGCTAATTCTTTAAGCTGCCAAGTACGGAATTCTGTTGCACGTTCCTCATTACTACCTAAAGCTTTATGATTAGCTAATCCGTTTTTTTGTGTACTTAAATATAATCGAAATTGGTCCTCGTTTAATGTCTTTATTTTTAAGAAACCAGCGTGTTCTTGAGCAAGTACTATTTCACGTGGACTTAACTTTTTATAAAAATCTTTTAGTTCTGTAGAAAATCCAGATTTATTTTCAATAAACTCATGCCATGCCTTTGTATCTTTAAAAAGATTTTTCTTCTCTTTAAGATACTCAGGTACAGTTAACCCCCAAAACTTTTTCTCTTCTCCTACATCACTTGCTTTACGATGTATATTACTACTTTTAGTTTTAAAAAGTTGAGCTTCTTCTGCTTCCTTCTCAGCTTTCCTAGCTTTACCTGCTTGAACTGCCTTACCTATTGTACTAGAGAACTGAGCTAATGCACTGAATGTATTTGCTAAGCTTTCATTCTCAGCCTTTCTGACCATCTGTTGATCACGTTGTCTAAGCTGCTCGTGATGTCTTTCAAGTTGTGTAGATTGTTTAGCATAGATATTTTCTAATGCTGTAGTCCACTTAGTGGGTGGTTGAGGATAAAATTTAGTCATAATTTAACCTAGAAACCTCCCAATTAAACCTGTTTTACCTTGACTACCGCCACCAAGTCCACCAGCGTCTCCTACTGCTCCCATTCCTGTAGCAATACTTGCAATAGAACTAGCTATACTTAAAGCATCTTTAAACGCTGCCATACCTTCATTCTGCATAACAGGTTGTGGAGGTGCAAGGTCAGGGCTCTTGATAATATTGTTATTTGCAAACATTTGCATCTGTTGTGCTCTAGTTTGTGCAGCAGCTTTAGCTCCAGTTTCACTGAGCTCTTCACTTGCTTGTGTTAATTGGTAAGCTCTACGTGATCCTTTGGCTAAATAGTTACCTAGATCAAGTGTACTAATTCTATCAGCAGATCGACCTGTTCTACCTTTAGCAGCTAGCTGAGCTCCTGGATTCTCTTGTAGGAATTCTTTCCATTCAGATTCATTCTCTTGGAATGCCTTACCGATTAATTCCCCATGGGCTTCTTGTATATCGGAATAAACATTAGCTAACCCAAGGTTGCTAGCATCTATACCTTGTTCATATTGGACACGTTCAACTTTAGTTAAACTTAGTGTCTGCATCCAATTCCGTTCTCTTTTATCGAGCTCGTATTGATAATTACGCCTAGCAGATTCGTTAGCTGCTTTGGCTCCTGCTCCTAAACACACGGCAAAATTCTATAAAGGTTAGTTGGTTAGGTCCATGTTTTAATTCCCTTAAAAATTTGAACCCAAGGAATTTAAGTAACTTAAGATGGACAGTGTTGCGTTTATCAACAATGTTCCACAGTAACTTATCTGGTTGTCTTTCGACATAACGTTTAGCTTCTCTAGCAAAGGTGATAGGAGATTCTTCTATAGCATTAGTACATAGCATCCATATTTGACCACCAGGGTCAACTCCAGCCATTCCGGCAGTCTTGCCGCTAGGCACCGTGAAATACACACAGGAGGGCTTCTGGACAGCTTCTATTAATGCTAAGGTAGAATCTACCCCATGACCTTCTTCGACCTCTCTACGGTCTTCTAGGCGAAGATTAGAGGCCACCTTAATAGCAGCCTCTTTTGTGATTGGATGGATGTATTTAGACACGTTGGTAAAATTTATTTGTAAAATCTCCTTCCCAAGTCATTGAATATAATGTAGCAGGTGAAGGGTGTGATGATTTTAATTTAATAGTTAAGTTTTTATTCCGTTCATATATTGGGACAGTCCTTATTACTTCATCATCAATTGCTACATTACTTAATAAATATTGATCAGAAATAGGAGAGTCCCATGTTTCTTCATAAGAAGAGTTACCTAATTTATCTATAATAGTAGTATAACTACCATAAGGACCAAAGTTTAATTTAATTCTATGTATAATTAATGATCCATTTGTATCTGCTTTAATGCTATTATCTGCTGTTTGTGTATAATATATAGTAGGGAATTCAAGCTGCATATCATATAAATAACCTAAAATAACTGTTCTATTAGACCAATCTCCTGGAACTTCTATAGTGCTATTTGGGCTATCATTATTAATTATACTAGCTTCACTATATTTACCTACATAATCTGAAGTTGTATTGTTATCATAAAGGCAAAGCTGTGCGGTAGCATGTTCATAACCATCAGGTTTTAAAAATGTAGTTTTATTTGAATTTTCACTATAAGTACCAGCTGCTATAGTTACAGCAGATGCAGTATCTAAATGGATACGGTGAATCTCATCATCAGTAGCATCAGCATTACTCTTATCATCAGTAATAGTAATAGTATCAGTATTTATTTTTATTGAGAAACTTTGTAATGTATCCTTACCATTATTCCTAACTACAACATATAATATATCATCTAAGATAGCATGATGTTGTATTGTACCTGTAATTTCCCATGTAAACCATGCTTGTTGTAAACGTTTTTCACTTGTATCGAAATATTTATACCCATAAAGAGTTGAGCTATTTTTCTTACTAAAGAATATAATAGAGTTTTCTCTTGAATTAGATATTAATGATAACTCTTTATCAAATAATTTACTTACAACTTTTGTTTGATCTATAACAACAGGTTCACCTTCACGTAATACATTAGCCATTTCCCATAATCTAGTATACTTACCAGCATTATCTAAGAAAGCAGTTGTTGTACCTAATGATACAGGGTTAGTATTAGAGTTAAAATTATAAGTAGAGATAGTATTAATCTTAGCTGTCTGAGGACTTAAGACATCACTATCAGTTGTTAATAAATACTGTTGGTTTTTACTGAATAATATAAGACCACTATTAGTTAAAGCTCCATCATATATTATAGCTGGAAATTCAGAACTAACTGATATATCAATAACATCTGTAGCTGTATATGTAATAGCAGATTTAGGCCAGAAATTAAAGAACTCACCAGGTTGAGACATAATTACATTCTCATCACTAAGTAGAAGCATTCTATTTCTCCAGAACATCATATTATTTATTGTACCTACATAAGTATTGCTACTTGATTTCGTTAGCCCATCACTTGTCTTTATAAATGAAGGCTCAGGGACTGTTGTTTCATCACCTACTAAACAGTTTTCCCATACAATTTGATCTACAGTAAAGCCAGCTGAGCCAGATTGTCTAATTAGTTGTATCGGCATTGTTGCCGGATCAAAAGCTATTTTTCTGCCTGGTTTGGGACACTCTTCCCAAGTACCTGGACCATCCTTATCATTTTCTCCAAAGAATTTTACGTAATAATCATCTTCATTAGCGTCACTATTCTTTACTTTAACAACATAACCATGTTTACATTGTGTAGGTAACTCTGCTATATCATTACATTCTGTTGTTATGACATTTAATAGAGCTCCTGTTGGAGAAGTTACATTAAATGCAGCACTTTCTTTAAGATAAATACCATTACCTATTATTTGTACTGTTTCATTCCCATCCCCATCAGTAGACGCACCATCCCAAACACTAGGAAGACCGTCAGATGGTTTTGTAGCATTCAAGATATTTGTCTGTAAAGCACCAAGTATACTTTCAGCAGTAACTACTGTTTTACTATCAAAAGGTGTAGGTGTAGGTCTTATAATACCTAAGTTACCTTGTATTTGAGAGTCACTGATTTCTTCAATTATTATTTTATAATAACCATCTTTCATCCATACATAGAAGTAATCACCTTGTTGCCAACCTGAACCACCATGAAGTAAATCAAATGTAGTAGTATATCTAGCTCGATAAGTTGTACTTTGAGAATCCCCACTACCACTTGTATAAGGTACAGACTGACCAGTGGTTGTAATTCTAAAATATAAGTCCTTTCCTCTATTAACAGAATTATCACTACTATCTTTAACATCAATAGTATATGTATATTCACCTGAAACAGCAGCTTCATCAGTGAGGCTACCGCCATCTGTTATAGAGAATACCTGTGTTCCAACGTTAGGTGCCCAATGATCTCTACTTTCTCCTGCTGAGTTATCACATCTAGTCGATTCGCTAAGCCTATCATCCCTAGTAGCTACCATAGCACCAGCACTGTCGCAAGAATTACTACTATCTTTCTCTAATACTATATTAATTCTTGTAGCAATTTTAGAAGAGGTATTAGTATTATCATTGAATAAGTTGAGAGCGTATTGAGAAGCATAAGAAACTTTCTTTAATTCTATAAATGCTTCATAAGGTCTAGCATCATTATCACCAATTGCTAGATCTTTCATAGCAGTAGGCTTATTACGATTAGTTATATAAGTATAATCATTAAGAGTAAGTGTTTGTAGATCAGAATCTTCAATTGATGTACCATCAGTAGGTACTGTTTTTAAATAATCCTTTAATGGAGTTTCTCTTGCTAGAGTGGTAGTAACATGTTCCCAATTACCAACAATACCTTCAGTATGTATTGGAGCTGCTCCTCCTGTTGATTCGGTTGTTGCTTTATAAATTTGACTATTATTTGATACCTCAGATCCAATGACATAAGTTGTATCTACGGACCAGGATAATGGTATATAAGTAACAGCAACTTCTGCTCCAGCATTATGGTAAGAATTCCCAATACAGTTCCACATCTTAATCTCACCAGTACTTAATTCAATCTGACCTATGTACTGTTCATTCTCATCTCTGTAGTAGTGGAACCATTTCCCATTAGCTGCAGAATTCATTGATGATATCAATTTACTTCCAGGTCTCTTCATCAAACCTTCAGTTACATCAGGTAAAATATTCTGTGCTGTAACAAGTTGTCCTGGTAATTTTTTTTCATCTGGTTGTTGTGATATACCACCAATGTACTGAGGTATAGTTTGTGTTATACTTGCCATTAGCGTTTAAGTGCATGGTATGGTTGATAATTTCTGTAGTTAGTATCGTGAGGACCACCAAAGAATGAATGATCAGCTTGATTACATTCATATTCTAAACAAACTGCTCTTGATTGAGCTTCTTGAGTTTGCAGTAGTTGTACTAATTGTGGGTTGGATACTAGTTGAGCAGCTGCTCGTGAGGCAGCTCTATAAGTTATATATCTTTGGAATGCATTAGGTAAATCTGTAAATGGATATAATCTTACAATATCTAAATAGTATGTACCTGAATCAAAGGTAGAACTATGATCAACTAAATCATATAATTTACCATTACGATTAACAACATCAAAAGTTTTATCTATTCCTTCACTGAAGAAATCATATCTTAATGCATCACCAGGTACTGCTATTTCACCAGCTGCATCTAATGTTTTAGTTATATGGTATTCTGTATTAAAATGCCAGCCTTCATTCTGTACATCTTTATTTACTTCAGTTAGTATATTATATATAAATGCTATTTCTGGATTTTGGAAGTTGATTGTATCACCAGTACCAGAATCTGGTAAACCTAGTGATGTTACTGGACTTTGACCTATGCTACCCAGTATTGAATTTACTGCGGATAGTTCTGTATCGAGGTCAACTGTTGTGGTAGCCATAGGTATTAATATTTGTGAATAAAAAAAAGGGAGACCGAAGCCCCCCTAATATCTGTTAAGTTCTAGGTACTCTTGTGCCGTTGGCAAAGACGCCAGTGTCAGCACTTTCGCTTGTTGAATACGCCATGCGTAGTCCACATGTTTCTGAAAAGACTTCAGAAGTAGGCCGCCCAGAGGTGCCTTGAGTTTGTGAAACAGAATGTCTGATTGCAGTTTTTTTATTTGCAGTCCAGTTGTTACCAGCTAATGTGCCACTATATGTAGCCATAGGTAGTATAACCTTATCCGCATCTGCATCGACTTCTGTTTTAGTTGGGCCAGAAACTGCGGAGTTTCCAGCTGCAACTAAAGTATTTAAAGCCATAATTATTTATTTTTATGAAACTGTTCCTATATTAGCAGGAGTTAAATGCTTTCTACCATACTCTTTAGGAGTAGGTGGATTGATAGTAATTGATTTATCAACACTACCAATCCCACTTAGACTAGCACCATTTCCTTTTTCTCTAGTTATAGTAACAGAAGAACCAGGATTAAGTGACATAATTAACTTCTAGGAGAGATGAGTTCGATTGCAGCTGCAGGGTTAAGTGTACCAACGCCCATTGCAAGACGACCTACGATTACGTCACCTTGATAAAGAACGGATACATCACCTGAAGTTACTTGAACTTGAGGACCGATTGCTTCAACAACACCAGCAGCTTCCTTGTAGTAAATTAGACCACAGTGAGTTGAGAAGTCTCCACCTGTACCATCAGTAGGTTGACCAGTACCATCAGATGTGTTCTGACCTGCTTCATCATTAACTGTACCAGCTAAGAATGGTAGGTTGTTAGAACGCTTGATTTGGATACCAGCTATTTCATATAGACCTTCACCTGAGTTTAGGTTACCTTGTGAGTTACCATAATCTCTGTTAAGGATATTAGAAGATACCTGAGATACTAGTGCGTAGTATTGACGTGGGTTTAGTACAGCAACACGTCCAGACTTAGGCATATTCTTTTCATCAAGAATAGAAGCTGCCTCAAAGAATGCGTCTACTAGTGCTTGTGCATCATATTCCTTAGTTACACCAAGGTTGATTTGAGAACCACCGGGCTCAGGGCCAGGAGATGCAGTAATTGGAGAAGCCATACGAGCTGCTTTAGCAACAGTTCTGAAGACTTTCTTATCATAAGACTCAGCTAGAGCATGACCAATCTTCTTACTGATCTCTCCACGAAGGGAGTAATGAGCAAGTGTTTCATCTAGGTCATAAATGAAAGCTGAACTGATAAGGAGGTCATCACAAGTGATGGTCTTCTCAGCTACTGGAGGATCACCTGATCCAAGGATCGGTGTTCCTGGGGTATGGTATGCAGCTTGCATACGTCCCGTGAAGATGAACTGTAATGATTTACCGTTCTTTAGTGAACGACGCTGAACTGTATCTCTAGCAATCGTTGCTGACTCATAAGCTTTGAATAGCTCACCTGAGAACAGCTTAAGGTAGGTTCCGTACTTATCACCATAATCCTGGGAACCGGAGGTATCAGATACCGCCTTATTTAGCGTACCTAATACTGATTGTGTGGCTTGTGCCATTGTTATTTAAAAAAAATGTATTAGTTTACTTTCTTACGCACGTAAATTTTTTTGATCATTTTGTTGTGGTCTTTCCCACCGTCTAGACGGCTAAAGGGTATCCTGCGTACAGGGCCAAAAGCCAAAGCGAGATATCGGAATCGAACCGATGACAATAGTTTGGAAGACTACAGTTTTACCGCTAAACTAATCTCGCAAGCGGAGAGAGAAGGATTCGAACCTTCGATAGATTTACATCTATAACTCCTTAGCAGGGAGTCGCTTTAAGCCTCTCAGCCATCTCTCCACAAGAAGGGGGTGGCCTTCTTATTATTTAGAACTTCTTGATTTCTACGTATGATCCTTCAAGAACAATTACAGGAGCTGCATTGTTAGCTACTTGTCCAAATTGGAAGCTAACAGTACCAGCTGTAGCACCATTCTCAATGATACTTTCCCACTCTAAGAAACCAGCGGTACCAGCAACGTCTACTTCTTTCACAGGATCAGCTGCTACATCTACATCACTAAGTATAGTTCCGTCAGGCTCTAAGCCAGTAGCTGCTGAATGAATAGAAGTTACTGTTGGAGTATCTAATTTGAACTTAGCTCTACCAGTAGTATTCTGAGTATAATGAATACGATACTTAAGAATTAGTCTTTCATACTTACCAATAGCAACATTAAAAGGTGTGATAGTTCTGTAAGTAGCACCTTCATCTGTAGCAGCAGTTTGAGAACCAGCTGGACCATATCCAGCAGCATCTGTTTCCCATTGTTCTGCTAGTACTTTCGTTTCTTTAACAGGGGAACTATATACTACTCCACCTGTTGTTGTGTTAATATTAAATGCCATAATTATTAAATTAATCGAGTCCAGTATGGTTCCGCCATACCAGTAAATAAACCCTTGACCACTACAACGGACCGTAGCGGATAAGGTCAAGGAAATTAGGAAGAAGTCCTACACTGAGGTGCTTCTTCCCTATGAAACTTCAAATGTGAAGCTTCAATAAATGTGAACATGGCTAACAGTAATATAACTATTAACCATGGTTCATTAATTTTAGTAAGAAGGTTCTTCATCGTCAACCCCTACAGGTTGATACTCGCAAGGTGCGGTATCTAATTCCTCTTCTTGAGGTTCCTTTTCGTTAGGGTCTGACATAATCAGAAGCTATACTTGGCACCTATTTTAGTACCGTATGCATTGTCTGCAGTCTCATCAGTTTTGAATGAAACTTCTCCATACACACCGAGCTTCTCTGATGCTGCTACGGATGCTCCGAGCTTACCTGAGAAATCAGTGCTACCATCTACTCCATCAGCTGCAGTGAATGCAGGACCGCCTTGAATATAGTATCCAAGTTGACCTACATCTCCTTCATAACCAACGTGTAGATCAGTTGTTCTGGAGGTATAATCATTACCTGTATAAGATGCGTTTGACTCGGCATTCACGTAGACGCCAGCCATTGCAGGAGTCGAAGCGAGAGTTGCCGCCAGGGCTAGTGCAATTTTTTTCATGTTTTTAAATAAATGTTATTTTGTGTACTTTACACCACGATAGGTAAGAGTCATTGAGATTCTCCACTATCACAGCCCCGTTCCATGCTGTGAATTCATGCGTCCAGTTAAGGATGAACGGACGTGGTGTGTCAACCAATAGATGGAGCTTTGACAGCTAGATCTAATGGGAAATTGTGTGCGTTTCTTTCATGCATTACTTCCATACCTAAGTTAGCACGGTTCAGGACGTCTGCCCAAGTAGGGATAACCCTACCGCTGGAGTCAGCCACTGACTGATTGAAGTTAAAGCCGTTGAGATTAAAAGCCATAGTGCAGATTCCCATACTGGTGAACCATATGCCAACGACTGGCCAAGTAGCAAGGAAGAAATGAAGAGCCCGACTATTATTAAAGCTGGCGTATTGAAAGATAAGTCTCCCAAAGTAGCCATGAGCTGCGACGATGTTATACGTCTCTTCCTCTTGACCGAATTTATATCCATAGTTCTGCGACTCTGTTTCAGTTGTCTCTTTAATGAGTGAGGAAGTAACGAGACTTCCATGCATAGCAGCGAATAAAGCTCCACCGAATACCCCTGCAACACCGAGCATGTGGAAAGGATGCATGAGAATATTATGTTCTGCCTGAAAAACAAACATAAAATTGAAAGTGCCTGAAATACCAAGAGGCATACCATCACTAAAGCTCCCTTGTCCGAATGGGTATACTAAGAATATTGCAAAAGCTGCTGAGACTGGAGCTGAGTACGCTATGGGTATCCATGGTCTAGCTCCTAATCTATAACTAAGTTCCCATTGGCGTCCCATGTATGCTGAGATACCGATGAGAAAGTGGAACACAATAAGTTGATATGGTCCTCCGTTATACAGCCATTCGTCGATGGTTGCAGCTTCCCAGATTGGGTAGAAGTGAAGACCGATTGCGTTAGATGACGGGACGACGGCCCCTGAAATGATGTTGTTTCCATAGAGTAATGCACCTGAAACAGGTTCGCGAATACCATCTATATCAACTGGAGGAGCTGCTATGAATGCTATGATAAAGCATGTCGTAGCTGTTAAGAGTGCAGGGATCATAAGGACACCGAACCAACCAACGTAAAGTCGGTTGTCGGTACTTGTTGTCCAGTCACAAAAACTCTGCCAGTTATCAGTTGGTTTTGTTATTTGTACTGTTGTTGCCATTTAGAAAATGCCAGGAATAATTTGTCCAGTTGTTATGTATGAACCGAGAGCAGCAACGAAACCAATCATTGCTAGTTGACCATTAACACGTTCAGCATTTTCAAAGTAAGGTTGTTCAATTACTTGTGCTTGTGGTTCGGTTGCAAATCTGTTCTGTCTGCCGCCCTGTTCAGTTGTAGTAGTCATTAACAAAGAGAGTAAAAGTTCGTAGTGGCTGAGTACGATCTTTCGGGTCAGCCGCTTGTTTAAGCTACCGTTTCACTAGCTGCTACTGATCCATCAGCTGTATCTCCAGCTACCTTATCACATTGAGCAAGTTGATCAGCAGTACTTGCACCAGTATTGTATGGTATAAACCATCTAGCTCCTGTCTCATGCACCATGTATTCTACGTGCATAGCGTTGTCTCTGTTTTTAGGATCATAGCCAGTGGTAGCTACGCCATCTCCTCTAACTCTGTCTGCCATAATTAATCTCCATTAGAATTGTAAGTTGTCAGATCGGTCTAATTTATCTACAAGGTCTTGTCTATAAGCTGGGTCATTTTCATATCTAGGATCACTCATAGCTTTTACTAATTCAGCTTGGCTTCTAAATACTTCACCACTTTTAGGTGCCTTACCTGATACCATTTTACCTTCATAGCCATTTACATTTTCATATTGAGCTTTCAATCCATTGACTGCTAATTTGATAGCACCAACATTTCCTGTAGACACAAGAGAATCAAAAGATTGTATGTCTTCTTGAGGTAAATTCTCACTTGCCCAAGAAACAATCTTATTATATTCAGCTTCTCCTCCTACAGAATTCCTTACAGAATCAATTTCAGATTCTCTTAAGTCAGGTACTTCAGATTCTTGTTGTGCAGGTTGATTCTTTTGGACCTCAAGATAAGCAGAAAGTAAATCCTTGCTATCCATGTCGCTCAACTTACCTATAGTTTCTTCTGATAACGATTGTTCATTATCCCAATATTCAGCTGCTGCCTCATTGATTAAGGTAACTGCTTCAGAATCTTCGTCAGTTTTTTCTTCTTCTTTATCCTCTGTTTCTGACTCAGAAGATTCGGTGTCCCCAGCTTCTTCGCTATTTTCAGTATCTTTTTCTCCAAGTTTTTTTTGAAGTTCGACATAAGCTTTTTCTAATTCTTCAGCATCTTTATATTTACCTGCTAATAACTGTTCTTGTTGTTCAACTAATTCTTCACCAACCTTCAGAGATTCTTGTTCTTCAGCGGTTAAGTTATCTTCTGTAGTAACAGTATCTGTATCGTTTTGATATGTTAATGTTTCTGCCATAATTATTCAGTAGGTGGTGCCTCTTCTTGAGGTAGTAATTGTGGGTTCTTAGATGGATCAGCTAATGGAGCACCAGCCATTTGACCAGCTTGATCAATTAAAGATTGCTGTGCTGCTGCCTGTTGTTGTTGCTGTAATTCTTGTTGCATCTGTTGTTCAGTCTTAACAAGATTCAATACATCTATACCTTGTGCAGCTGCTAATCGTTTGATTGCTTCTGAAGGATTGATAAATTGCATCAATGCCTCTGGTCCTAATGTTTGTGCAATGGTAGTGATGAATGCGGTTAAGCTTTCTCTATCTTGACCACGACCTAACGCATTAACTCCTGCTACTATTTGAGGACGTACTAAGTCTTTAGGTATAGCTGGTATTTCTTTGTTACGTTGTAGTATTAAGAGAGTTCTATTTAAGTATGGTATAAGGAACTCAATGGTTAACAATGAGAATATACCACCCAATTGCTGTTCCAATTCTAATTGTGTAAGCCTTACTTCTTCTGCAGTAGTCCTTTCAGACTGTCTGATATTCAGTTGCATGAAGGCTTCTGCTATTCTACGCTCTAATGTTTGAGCAAGATTTGCAGCAGTAGCAAAGTCTGCTGTCTTACCAACCTGTACAACAGCAACATCTTCAGGTCTACCTTGGATGATTGCACCATTGCCAGCTTCGGCTAGAGTTTTTGGTTTTGTAGTTGATGAGGGTGATACAAGGAATACTACCTTAGCGGCTGCTGCAGAGCCTTCTACGAGTGCCTGAGAGAGTCCTTCAAGGGACTTCAGGTCACCAATAAACTCTTCTACTCTTCCTCTACCATAATCTTCACCATCTACGGTGTTGAATCGGAGAACTAACCATGGACTTGCATTCTTTGGTGCTGTGCTTCGGCTATTAGGAAGAATCATATCTTCAACTTCTTGGTGCCAAACCCAGCGTCCACTTTTGGAGTCCATCTTAACGCAAGTGTATACTTCTACGTCCTCTCCATTAGAGCTTGTCATTCCATCTTCGCCAGGGCGATTTGGTTTAGGGTTGGGCAGCTCTACGCCTAACACCTTTCGACTAATTAATTCCTTTGTAATTATCTCTAAAACGTTACCGTTTCCATCTCTATTCACTACATAACGATTCAATGGGAAATTCTTTAACCCATCTTTACCCATAAATATCAAAGCATTACCACCTACAATAAGATGTTTCAATGCTTGATGTATCACAACTCTATCACTAGAAGCTGCGATGTAATCCATCACCATTCTTTCCATCTTGGAGAAGGATAAATCTAATTCACTTCTAATTTCCTTTGGGATTTCTTCACCTAACTTATCATCTCTGACTTGTAGCTTAAAGAATGTAGTCTGTGGTGGTAGCAAGGCCAGCATTAACTTTGCTGCTAACGTGACCACTGCTTTAGATCCGACTGATTGCCAAGGCGTCTTGAGTTTTCTATGATTAGGTTTTGTAGTTAAATCGTCTGAGATTAAATAAGGTAACGTGAGTTTAGAACATTCAACTGCAGTGTCCAGGAATTGAGAACGGTCTGAAGTTAAAAAGTCATATCTCTCACGTGCGTTCATTTATTCAGCCCTCCAGCTTGTCCTGCTGTACCAACATTTACACTTGGATTAAGTGGTATTCTTAAAGCTCCAGTACCTTTTGTTTGTGGGTTACGAGCTTTCTTAGATTTAGCTTGCCTTACCTTTGGATTAATGTCCGTCTCTACTGCTTCAGGTTGAGGTATAGGCGGTGCTGGTGGTACAGGCGGTGCTGGTGGTGGCGGTAAAGGTGGTGGTGGCGGTAGGCTTGGTGATCTTCCAAAGCACATTAGATTTCTTCCTCCATAATAGATTTAATATAATCAATAACATTGGCTTGTCCTGCTCTATACATGATAGATTCAATCGGTTCTTTAGGATGAACTGGTTTCCAACCAAAGTTAGAATCAAGCCTGTTAATTAGTTCATCCAGTCTGTCGTTATGTAGCTTAAGGGTAGCTAAACTTACGTGTGTCATTAAGCATACTGAGGTAGATTAACGTTGCTGTGTTCAAAGAATGCTGGCATACGTGCTGTTTTTGTGGAGATTAATTCTGGTGCCTTGCCTTCATACATTAAGCGATCGCTTACATCTAGCCAGAATTTTTTATCCAAATATTTACAGTCAGTATTTA